GTATGATCTCTGATGCAATCTTATCGGCTTTTTCTTTAAGTGCTTTTGTCTCCTCTTCTTTAGTAGATATTTCATCTTCTAAAGCTTGGAGTTCTAAACAGTAGCTCGATAGTTGCTGAATATCAGTTTTCTCTATTACTTCTTGTTGATCTTGTTCAAGATCCTGTATTGTTAGTGTCGACATTTTTTTTCTCCTGTTCTTTCTTATAGTTTCTACATGTAATACTATTTTCATAATACATAAAAGCTTTTTTTCTACCTTCCATATCATATTCAATAGAAACTTCGTGTGCTGGGTGATTAACAAAGCTTGCAAACGTTGCTTGGTCTTCACATTTTTTATATTCTCTTTCAATATTTATTCTTACAGGTTTTTTATCGTTACCTAATATTGCATCATCACCTATTAAAAAATTCTTTTTGTTTACTTCAACAACCTCTTTTATTAATTCTTCGTTATCAATATAACCTTCGTCATCAGCAATAGAATGAGGAGCACTTCCTCCATATAGTCCTACTACTCGAATAAGAGAAATAGGACCGCCTATACCGTTATTTAAATTTAACCCATCATTTTCTGGTCTATAAAAATATTGTTTACATCCAAGTAAGAATCTAAAACCATCACTTGTTACGTCTTGAAAATGAGCGTCTGTAGATTCAACTAGTCTTACTACGTTTTGAACTATTAACATTTCTGTTAGGTCCTTAGAATCATAGGGCTCGTCGCTTTCGCTACCGTCTGGATTATATCTCCAGTGCGCAGGTGGTCCTTTCCATATTTTTATCTCTTCTTTAAATTTTATTTTCTTAATCATCTTACTTCTCCTCTTTCATATAAATTAAATGTTAGTGGGTAATATCTTCTTTCTTGTCTATCCCATTTCAATAAATTAAATTTTCCTTGTGTGATATCACTTACTATAGCAGTAGATAAGCCTATGATAGCGGGATCACCAGTGCAAAGTATGTAATCTGTTTCTTTGAAATCTCTTAGATTCTTCCTCATCTTATGTATAAAAGGCTGAGGACTAAAAAGCATCTGTGAATTTTCTGGTAAACAAAAAACTAAAGTACCAAAATTAGATGCTGGTAAAATATTAATATTCTGTGGTGGATGTTGTAAAACATAAACAAAAGTTTCCTCAGGATTTTTCTTAATAAAATCTAGAAAATCTACTAATTGCTTAGCTCTATATAATTCAAAATGTACGTTTCTCATTGTGTCCTTCTTTAAATACTTTCTTTAGTTATTGACAAGATATATATGAATCATTATATGTTTGTCAATAAAGAAAGTAAAATAAATTATGATAAAAGATTACAGGTTTAAAACTAAGCCTTATGACCATCAAATCAAAGCCTTAGAGAAGTCTTGGGCCCAAGAAACCTACGGTTTATTCATGGAAATGGGTACAGGAAAGTCTAAAGTTTTAGTTGACAACATCGCTATGCTCTATGACAGAGGCGCGATCCGCGCTGCGCTAATTGTCGCACCTAAAGGAGTGTACAAAAACTGGGATGATATAGAGTTCCCTACACATATGCCTGAACACGTTGATTATACTAAGGTTTTGTGGGAAGCAAATTTGACAAAGAAAAAACAGTTTGAACTTGATACACTGTTCGATGATAAAGGTGATCTTAAGATATTGATAATGAATGTAGAAGCACTTTCTACAAATAAAGGAGTGGACTTTGCACATTCTTTCCTTAACATATTCCTTGGAAGAGCTTTAATAGGGATTGATGAATCTACGACGATCAAGAATCCGACAGCAAAGCGAACTAAAAATATTTTAAAAATAGGGAATCTAGCAAAGTATCGTAGAATATTAACCGGCTCTCCAGTTACCAAATCACCTCTTGATTTGTTTAGTCAGTGTAAATTTTTAGATCCTTTTCATTTAGGTTATGATTCATATTATGCGTTTCGTTCTCGTTATGCACATATGCTAGAAAGAAATTTTGGTGGACGTAAAGTACAGATAGTAGGAAGCTATAGAAGATTACCTGAACTATCAGAAAAGCTAGAAAAGTTTTCATACAGAGTATTAAAAGAAGAATGTTTAGATCTTCCACCTAAAATATATATGAGAAGAACAGTAGAGTTAACGCCTGAACAGAAAAAAGTTTATGCCCAAATGAAACAGATGGCTCTAGCTACGTTAGACGGTAAAGTTATGTCAACTGTAAACGTAATGACTCAGTTGATGAGACTACACCAAGTAACTTGTGGTCATTTTAAGGCAGACGATAATTCAATTACTAAGCTTGATAACAACAGAGTGAATGCTTTATTAGAACTTCTTGAAGAAACTGACGGTAAAGTTATTATTTGGGCAAACTATAGGGAAGACATAAAAAATATAACTGATTCTTTAAAAAAAGCTTACGGAGATGACTCTACAGTTGAATATTGGGGTGAAGTGGACTCTACCCTCCGCCAAGACAACATTGCTCAGTTTCAAGAGAAAAACAGCCCTACGCGCTATTTCGTAGGAAATGCCCAAACTGGAGGGTATGGAATCACCTTAACAGCAGCTAACACCGTAGTATATTATTCTAACAGCTATGATCTTGAAAAAAGATTACAATCAGAAGACCGAGCACACCGTATCGGCCAGACTGGCAGTGTTACCTATGTTGACTTGTTGGCTGAAAAGACTATAGATGAGAAAATTGTCAAATCACTTAGGAGTAAAATAAATATAGCAAATGAAATTATGGGAGAAGATCTTAAAGATTGGATCTAAAGAATTATCTGTTCGTATGCTGTTCGTCCTTCTATCTTCTTCGCTTGTAGTACTTGCTTGCGCCCTGTTTCTGGTTCTCTTTTCACTGAGCAATGAACCCACCCTGAATTTGGATCAACACCATCATAGAACTCTAGTATTAATTGATCGAAATCACAATTTTTTGTAATCCACGTTGCGAGCTCCTTGTTATCAACACCGTTGATCTCAAAGTCTGCTGCCTCACCCTTGGCATGTTGTGACTTAGCCGAAGAACCGATAGCTTCGCACAACGCTGGGCTTCTATAGCCTGAAGATATCATGACCGGTTTACCAAAATGCTCGCGCACTGGTTGCAGGACGGCCTCCGCTAGGTGAATAAGATTATTAATCTCCGCGGTCCCCGGTTCATTCTTAATTCCTTTACGGATCGCTGTTTGAGATTTTGTTAGCTCTGCTAACGAAAAATTATTTGATAGTTTCATATTACATTCCCATTCTATTTAATAAAGCTTCTATAAAAACTAGACCAACAGCCCCCACTGTAGTCAAAACAACCCAATAGATCTTGTCTATCTTACCGCCCAAAGTTTCAATATCCTGTTTCATGTGCTTTAGATGATTCTCCTTAACGTTATTTAAATCTCTCTTAACACCAGTTATATGACCGTGCAGTGATATAATGTGCTCTCTTTGTGTCTTAGGTTGCATTGCCATTATGCTGTCCCTCTTTGGTTTAGTCTAATAGCTTTTTCACTTGGGGATAATAACGCATCTTCCGTTGTTGTCAATCCAGTCTGGGGGTTGACATTGTTTAATGTTGCTTGGTTAGACACAATAGGTGTTCCACTTTCCGCTATCGGAGTAGTTTGCATTTCTGCTGTAGCTGTTGTATTTGTTGCTGGTAGTTGTGGAGCAGCTGATTGTTTATCTAGTGATTCTGGCTTAATTTCAAATTCTTCAAACTTTTTACCTTCCCAGTTTCCTTTAACTCTTTCTAGTGCTCCTATTGGTAAGAAGTAAGAGAAACCATATTCACCAGTAAGATACGGATCGTTTCTTTTTATCTTATTCATTCTACTCTTAAGTCCTTCTTCTCCATAAGATATAGCACTAAATCGACCATTAAGTATGTTGCTTACTACTCTCTTGTTACCTATTCTCTCCATTAATACTTTAGATATTTGAGCTCTACTCATAAAACCCGCATCCATTGCAGCTTGAGACAGTTTCCAGAATTCATATTGATGCCTGAACGCTTGCTCGTTTTGTTTATTATACTCTGAAACTAAAACACCAGGACCTCTCGCTCTAAAATCTTTTGTAGAATACCATCCTGTACCCATTTTAGGTTCAATGAAACTTTTTTGAAGATCTCTAACAGCTAAATCAAAGGAACCAGGTATATCAATAGTTACATTTGATCCACCCATAAGTTTAAACATCTCTGTTTCTATTTCTAAAGGTTGTCCAACACCAGATACATCTCCTTTTAATGAGTACCAAATCTTTCTTCCAGAAGATACTATACCGGGTTCAATAGTCTTAAAGAAATGGTTAAGACCTCTGTCAAACTTTTCAGTATCACGCATTCCTTCTGACCAAATAGTCGAGCCTTCTCTAGTCTTACCTGTTATTGCTTCGCTAAACGCCTCAGCACCAATTGGTATACCCAAGAAAGTACCTGTAACAGCATTCCATAAAGGACCTACGGCATTGAAATAAGCTTTAAATACATCGCCTGGTATTTTTTTAGGGTCTAGTTGTTTTGCCATTTTTAATTGGATTCTTAAATCCCTTATTTGTTTCCTTAATGCTTTTGCTTGAGCTTCCCCCTCAGGTGTTGAAGTATCTATCTCTCTTAACTGTTCTTTAAGTTGAGATATCTGTGGTTCTAGCTGTCGTTTTTCAACTACACTCATCAGTTGAGAAGCAGACGAAGTAATAATATCGTACGGGTGGAATCTTGACAGATCAAAGACTTTAAAGACTCCGTCTTTCATCTTTGTTACAGGAACTAGATTACTATACTTCATAAAGTCTGGAGCAAAATATTTTTTATATGCGTCTAATTGAGTTTCACTAACACCTGTCATCATTGATGAAAATTGTTTTATTCCTTCATTCATGCCCCACAATGTAATTGCTTGACCTGTTAACATTCTATAGCCTTGTTCTCTGAGTACTTGATTATTAGAAGCAATATGCTTCATAGCAATACTAGAGGTTGCAAAACCTGTACGAAGAATCTCAGAAGTAAATGATACAAAGTTACCTAAAGGTAACTTTCTGATTGCTTTAATGAACTCCGGCACCTTACTGTATGTAGGATATGTTTCTCTTAATAAATGAGCAGCTACTTCTTCTATGCCGTCTTCTAAAGTTTTAGCTGTGTTGGTAAACAAACTGTTCCTATTAATATCTATTCCATGAAAATTTTTCATATAGTCTACAACTTCGTCCATATTTTTAAATGCACCCTTTAGTTGTGATTTATACCACTCGTGACCATACCATTTCCAAACATTATCGCCCCCAGCATACACACGTGTAGCTGTCTGGTAGAGTTTTGCGTTGTCAACTCTTTGCGCTATCTTTCCTAATGTTGCTAGTTTACCACCTTTAATATCTTTTAATATTGCAGATAGCTCTGAGGCCACAATGTTTTCATCAAGTACCCCTAACTCAATTTTCTTAGTTATATTTTTTATAACATCAGCTTCATTAACTGTTCGACCTGCTCCAAAAATATCATCCATTACTATTTTGAAAGCATCTTTCACAGAAGCGTTGCCTCCTATGTGCCCTACATGCATTGGGAAAAACCCTGCACTAAAAAAGTTACGAGTTTGTGTAGCAGGGGAGAAAACCGTCTTACCGGTTTGAACTCCAGCTTTATATGCTATTAGTCCTTGGTAAAAACCGTTTTGTAATAAACTATCTAACATACCTCCTGTACCAGCAAATGTTTTAGCCACTTCAGGAGAAGAAAACAATCCAACAGGACCACCTTTAGATGCCACAGCTTCTGTTTCTAATAACGCAAGACCTGGAACTCTTCCAATTTGATGAGGATCTACTATACCCGCTGCGATAGCAGCCTCTCTAGATTCAAATAAATAACCTTCTTCTAATCCTCTTTTCGCTGCTTCTTTCCAAGCTCTTAGATTAGTCGTTTGAGTTACAACACTATTCGCTGTACTCATAACAGAATAACGAAGATTTTTTTCTTGTCCTAATAATTTTCTTATAACTAATGGTAGCTCTTCACCGGTTTTAATCATTACATCATCGCTTAATAAAATCTTGTTAGATATACGTTGTAATATTTCAATTGGGTCTCTGCCTTCTGTTTTACCCATAGCAAGAATACTATCTACATTTTTTTCAGCAAAAGCTCTTATAACTGCTTCCGGCCCTGCAGCTGCTGCTTCTTTACTTCTACCTTTAACCGCCGCTTCCAATAGGTTTTCATTTTTTCTAATTATATCTACCATGAAATCCACAGCTTGATTTCTAACAGAGCTAGATGGTGCATAACCTGGATTAGTAAAGGTAGCAAAAGACATTCTCATGTACTTATCTAAATTAGTTTCAAGTGCTTGTCTTAACCCACCACCTTCTGGTAATTCACTAAAGAATCTTTTTCTTACTGTATCAAACTCATTTTTTAATCCTTTTGCTAGCTCTCTAAGCTCAGGCTCAAGTTTATTTAATCTTATATTACCTTTCATGTATTCATAAACTTGCTCTAACAAGTGTCTTTCGCCTGCTGGAGAAGTAGCTCCTTTGTTATATCTCCTTAAAAACCCATTAGCTAAATCATAGGATCTTCTTTCAATAGCATCTAAATACTTTTCGATTTCTCTAGCTTTTGATTTAATAAATCTTTCTGCACTTCCACTTAAATAAAAATGGTTTACAGCTTGATTTCCACTATCTCTAAACCATTGAAGAAAGTTATCTACTCTTTTTAAACCACGCTTAAGTGGATCTTTAGACATAACATCAAACATTCTCCATTGATTAAAATCAGGTAATTGTCCAGCAGGTCCTTTAAAAGAAGGCATAAATGCTTTACCACCGGTGGCAACAGTTGCTCCAAGTCTTGCTAAAACATCTTTACCTAAGAACTTAGCAAAAGCCCCGGTCCCCGCTGCAATACCCGGAAACACAACGGGATCTTTTGATAATAACCAAGTAGCTGGTTTTATTGCCAAGGTGTTTGCTGTTTTTAAACCAAAAGAACCAACAGCAAGCGCTGGTTTTAAAGCTACGTTTTTAGCAAGATAACCTAAAGGTGGTCCTGCTAAAGGAAACAACGCTCCTATCATCATACCTTCTGCACCAAACCTTAATCTATTTCTAAAATTAGCTAAGACTCTTTCGTCCCCATATAAATCATCTGTGTCTTCATACTTACCGACAATCTTAGAAGTTAATAATGGATCGTCGAACATGCTTGATAATGTATTATAAGGTCCTCCCGCAACAAAGTCAGCTGCACCAAAAGCTAAAGCGGTTGAACCTACTCGTTTAGAAACATTTGAAAACTGTGTTGCATATTTTTTCAGTCCAGTCATGCCATATGTTTTTTGTGTGAACATATTAACCTTGCCACCTGAACTAGCTTTTAAGAAAGTTCTCGCCCTGTTTATTATCTTAAATGCAATGCCGCCAGGAACACCCCACTCAATAGCAATTGCTCCAATCTTACCTATAAAAGTTTCAGGCTCAGCCAAGTCCATTTTTTCATATTCTCTCCTAAGCTCCTCTGTAAAACCTGTAGGCAAAGCAGCATCTGGAATAGATAGAAGTAAATCTGCTACGTTAAAAGCTAACCGTGCTACCCCGGTTTCTTGTGCTCTGTTTATTTCAGCAATAGCAGATATATATTCTTGTTCCTTTGGTGTTTCTCCAACACCAGGTCCTTTATAAAAGTTGTGTAAAGCATAAATACCAGGAAACTTTTTTTCCATGTCAATATTTTTACCACCCCAAGCATCATTTATACCATTATAAAAAAGCTCAACTATATCTAAGAGAGGTTTTTCTGGAGTAAGAACAGATGCACCCGCTGTACGAATAAGTGGGTTTTGAGTAAGAAGTTGAGGCGACTCACTCCATTTCCATTTAACTGGTTTTGGTGGGTTTATTCTTTTTTGTACTACGTCTTCTAAATCGTTTTTGTTCATCTCCCATCTTTTTTTAGAGCGACTTATTCCATACAAGATATCACTGACATCATCTTGATAGATTTCTCTGATATCTTTTTGTACTTTTTCAAGAGACTGTTTAACAGACCATTCTATACTACCTGGCAATTTTGATGGATCTACGTCATCATATCCATATTCTTCTTCTCCTTCACCAGCATAGCCACCGGAAGTAGTAACAAGACCACGCTTTGGATCACTACGTTTATTAATGAAACCACCTTGTGCTTTTGGTGGACGATTGTGTCCTACATTTAAATTAAGATCTCTTAGGTCAACGCCAGGTGAATATCTGTTAATTATACTTTCTGTTTGATTTACATACGAAGGTACTCCTTCTTCACCAAGTTCTCTAAAAGGTGCTCCAACATATTTTTTTCCAAAACCAAATACATTATTTACATCATCAATATACATTGTTACACCTAAATATTCTGCTGTTTTTACTATTTTGTGAACTTTAGCTACATCTTCAGGTGATACTGTGTCTTGTTTTAATAGTTTAGCTATAAATTGATCAGCTGGTTTTTTAAAATCATTGTTTATTGTTTTTGGTAAAGTTTGAACATTACTTAAACCATTAACACGTGATGTGTTAGCCAGTTCAACACTCATAATATGATCTGTTTCATAAAAAGTTTGAGTATATTTATCTTTATTAAACTCGTTACCTTTTAATCTATTTTTAACAATTGATAAATCATCAGCTTTAAAAATAGCACCACTACTAGCTGAAACTCTATAAGAAAGATCATTTAAAATTTGGTCATTATTTAAAATTGTTTGTTGTAACTCGGCGTTATTTTTTAATGCAACACTTGTATCTGTTTTATAAATAAAATTAACTTGATCAAAAATACTTTGTTCTCTGTCACTTAATTTCATTTCATATTCTTTTAATCCAAGAACTCTAGCCTCATGTTTTGATCCTTGATAATTGTTTGATCTGTACCCTGCTTGTTTAGCTCTGTAAGATGCATAATCTTCCGGCGAATAAGAATATATTCTATAACCATCTCTGGCGTTGTTAAGATCTTGGACTGAATATTTACCTGAATCTAATAAATTTTGTCTAGCTGTTTTAAGATTAGCTATTTCTCTAGTAACATTATTCCAAGCTCCAACACTATCAAAGTCTGTTTTTTGAAACCCTGCAAACCAGTTTTCAGGAAGGTCTGTTTTTCCTTTGTTGTTCATTAAAGATATTAAACCTTGTTCATATTCTTTAACACTTAGTTGGTTATTTTCTTTAAAAACATTTTGTATAGACTGTCGTAAACGAGTGCTGTTGGCTTGAATAGGTACACTAGATCCTTTTACCTTTTTACCAGCTAGAGCTTTGTTTATTATTGCAAGGTTTTCAGAATAACTTAAATTTAAGTCAACCATCTCTGCCGCTAGTTGCGAAGTGTTTTTACCATATCCTGTTAACCCTGCTTTTTTTAATACTAGAGAAACATAAGTATTAGAAAGACCTGTTTCTTTTTGTATCTGTGAAGCTGTTTTACCTGCTGAGCTTAATTCAATTATTTTTTGTTGATTGGCGGCTCCTGCCGCTGGTGATCCTTTAGTTAATAAAGATGTTGCATCACCAACTAAATCGTTGATAGCTTGTTTTTGATCAACACCTGTCTCGGCCATGTACTTTTTAATGTCAGCAGCATTTATTTTTTTTCCGTTCTTCGCTTCATCTACTAGCTCTTTAAGAGTGGCCTTTTTTTCTAATTGTTTTATACCTGCTGTGATTTGTTCATCAGTAGCGCCTTTTAACTTACCTTCTTCTGCATATTGTTTTTTTGTTTCTGGCTTCATGTTACAAGGACTAGAACAATCAAAGTTCTTTTTGATAAAACCATCAGTCATGTGAGTTTTATTAGCCTGTTTTATAATACCTTTTGTGCCTAGGGCAGACATTCCTCTGAATCCGGCTTTAGTTAATCCCCAAAACGCCCCTATAGGAGTAGCAACCTCTAATAATAGAGCGGCGCTTCCTCCTCCTATACCATACCATTTGTCTGCATCTGGACCAATCCATTGGTTAAAAGCAAATAAATCATCATCAACTTTAAAATCTCTATTTAATATTACATACTTTTTATTTGGCTCACTTTCAAGAGTGACTACTCCTGAATTTATAAAAGCATCCATACCTTGTGCTACTGAATCTGCGGCTTTTTGGTGCATACCTCTGTTCTGCTTCATGTCTCCAGGAGCATCTGTGTATGTTTCTTTGTGTTCGAGTGCGTCTTGCAAAACTATTTGTTTATTATCATATCTTTCAGACCACTCCGGTGAAAAACCGGCTTCTTTGATTAATTCAGCAACCTTCCAATCAGGCATAGCAGCATCAACTTCTGCAAGAAAGTTTGAATTTGCTTGGTCTATAAACATATCGTCTCCTACTCGTGTAAGACGTACATCATGAGGCCCATACTCTAAACCGAACATTCCTCTTGCTATTTTTGCAGGTTTATTTTCTTGAGAGACTATGTATCGATCAGCGATATCATTATGAATATTTATCTCATCGCTAGCCATATCTCTGTATAACTGACCAAGTGTTTTGTCATTCTTTAGTAATGTTCTATTCCAGTTCCCTGACTCATATAGATCTCTCATAAACATTGTCTCAAAGTTATCTTTGGCTATCTGGCCTTTCTTGTGAAAGGGTAGTCCTGGTTTTTGCTGGCGAAAGGTATCTTCATTAATAAGACCTTTTTCATATAAGGTTTTAAAAGCTTCAAAACCCTGATTCTGTGTAAATATATCCTCACTCATAGCCATTTCTTTAAGCTTCTGCATTTCTTCTTCTTGAGTGTAAGTGTTGTTACCAAAATCTACAATTGGTGCTCCCCATTCTGCATCTGTTTGTGCTGTTTCAGATCCACTTAATTGATAAGCTAAAGCTAAATCCTTAAGATTTGTAGTACGCATGGCTTCACTAATATAATCAAACGGACCACCAGCTATTCTTGTCCCAGCCATAGAACTTTCTTCTATACGGTCCCACTGCTCTATATGACCTGCAGAGTTAGGTTTTAGTTGACCTTCATGATAATCCAGGAAGCCATCCTCTACTAATTTGTAGGGCTTACGTATCCCTGCTAAACCTTGAGGTTTTCCCGGCATGTTACACCGCCTGTTGTGTTGGTAATAATAAGTCTGCGTTATATTTTTGATTAAATCTAGCTATGTCGTCTTGAGTTTCTATTTGTGCAAAATCTATTAGAGCTTGCTCGCTAGAAGCAAGAAGTCTTACAACATCATCAGAAACTTCCATAGGAAGTCTAGCTCTTAATTCTTCAAAAGAAATTGGAGCAGTTTTTGATTGCATAATAGGTGGTTGGTTAGGGTCAGGATTAGGTCCTGGTTCCATAGGACCAGTTGCATCTACCCCTTCATCACCCATAGCCATGGTTGTACTACCGCCTGCGTATAATCCTACACGTCCACCTTCTTTGTGACCCGCTATAGTAGTCTCACTTGTTGCCTCAAGATGACCTTCTACTACTCGTTTAAGAGCTTTTTCAAAAGAGTCTAAGTATCTCATAAACACATCAAGACCATCGTCTGCAACCGTAGGCTCAATATCTAGACCTAATTCACCAAGAGCAATTTTCTTAGCTGTATCTCTAAGATCCATCATTGTATAGTCACCAATCTCTTGACCATCTGGTCGTCTTAGTTGAAGAGCACCATACATTCTTAAAGCAGTTTCTTCTAATTTAAGAGTTAATGTGTTTTTCTTAGTATCATAATCTAGGCTAGATGGATCTAAAGAATCTATTTGAGTTAAAATAGATGCCCAATCATCTTTTGCTTCGTTGTAGTATTCAAACTGTCTATCTATTTCAAATTTCTTTTGTGCATTTGTTAGTCTGTCTTCTTTACCTTGCGCTTTAATATTCGCTATATCTATTTCACCTTGTTTATCTAATAAACCACCTTGGATCTCTCCTTCTTCTGCTAATTGTTCCATTTTATTTTCTTGATCTCTTTTAGACTTAACTTCTTCTAATGCTGCAGAAGCTAATACTTCATTATGTTGTCTTCTAGCTTCTAAATAATCACTGTATCTTTTATCTTGTGCGCCTGCTAAATCCATACCCATCCCTGCAAGTGCTGGACTTGCTGCTTGTAATGCTCCGGTTAAACCACCTCTACCACTTGCTGGAGCTCCCATAATCTCCATCCCTGCAGATGCTATTCTTAACCAATCACTTCTTGTTAAACCACTTTGATACTCAGGTTCTTGTAGATAAGGTCTTATTGATTTGACAAACTCTCCTTGGTTATAATTTTGTCTAACACTTCCACCATTTTCAAATCCAGATACAATACCAGTATTCTTAGCTGAAGTGTTTCCACCTCTTTTAAACATAGGTCTATTTAGTACTCTTGACATTTTATGATTGATTTCCATATGGGTTAGCATTGTAAGGACTTGTCGCTCCTCCAATTAATCCTAGAAGACCCATTCCAGCACCTAAAGCTGTTTGTGTAGAAGATGGATCCGGAGTATGTACAGTACTTGTATAAGCTGGATTACCATAAGCAGCAGCCATAAAGTTAGACATTGCTTCCATTGCTGACGTCCCTGCCATAGCTGTTCCTTTTTTCTGTCTTGATAGAGCATCTTTTAAAGCTTGAGCGTGTTGTTGACTTATTTGACCCATTTGAGTCATAGCATTAATTTGGTTTCCAAGCATACTTACATCGTATTGTCCTAGTCCTTGTTGCGTAGCAGTTATTCCACCAAGACCAGATAATTGATCAGTTAATTGAGCTTGTTGAGCAGTCGCCTGTGCTGTTTGTTGATTTTGTGCTGTTCCATATAGTGCTTGGTTTTGAGCTGCTTGTTGTTGATCTGCTGTTGCCTGACTTAATTGTTGTGCAGCAGAATCAGCATACATACCAACATTTTGAGCTGCTTGAGTCATTGCTTGTGTACCCATACCCATTTGTTGTTGATGTGCTTGCGCTGCTAAAGTATTAGCATCCAGAAAGCCTTGTTGTCTTAAATCTGCTCCTAATTGTGCTCCACCAAGCACACCTTGAGCAGCCATTTCGCCTTGAGCTACCCCAAACCTACCACCACCAAAAGCATTTCCAGCAGAAGTCCCTAACTGAGACATCTGTTGCTGTAAGTCTTGGTTGTATTGTGCCAGCGACGCATCAATAACTTGTTGTTGATACGGTGACATAAATCGTTCGTAAGCTTGAGGACCTACATAACCTGCAGCGGCTTGTAAGTATGGATCACCGGCACCTTGTCCTGCTGTTGCAGCTTCACCCATTAAATTTGCGTAAGCTTGTGCGTTAGCTAATCCTGTCGCTCCTGCGTTTTGTCCATCTACAGCAGCTTGCTGCGCTTGAGAAGCCATGATACCTGCTTGATTTAAAGCATCGGCTCCTGCTGCAGGTCTAGCTAGTCCTGTAGCTGGATCAATTACTAAGTTAGTTGCTTGTTGCGCTGCTGCTGCAGCGTTGTCTAAATATGTTGTATAATCACCTAAGCCACCAATCATTCCATGTGCTTGCGTGATTAGAGGATCCTGAGCTGCTACAAAATCTTGCCCGGTCCACGAAGCGGGATCAACGTAGAATGGAGATTCGTCCAGTCCTTGAGTGCCTAAGAAAGATTGGGCAAAATCAATACCTATCTGGCCGACATGCGCTGGAGGTATTACTTGTGTAGTTTGTGTTGTCATTATGCCATTGCCTCTAATTGATTCATAGTTTGATACATAGTTTTAGCTGCTGCTCTTGGATCACCTGATCCACCCATCATTTTATCAAGACCTCTCATAGCATCAGCGGTTAATACAAATTCATTTTTTGATAACATAGCAGGAACGTCATCAGCCTTTTCTTCTATACCTTGTTCTATAAAGGCGCCACCTCTACCATCAAGTTGCATTCCTTGTGGAATCCCTGCAGGTGTTGGTATTATATTAGATATTCCACCACCCATATTATAACCTATTCTTCCTCCTTCTGCAGCATATTGTCTATACATATCTTCTAAGAAAGGGTCTCTTAAGTTTGCTGGGACTTCCATGTAGCTTTCACCACCAATGTCTTCCCATTGTTTAAAGTATTCATGCCAAATTTTACCTTTTTCTGCTTCTTCTAATCTTCTATCTTCTCTTAACTCTTTTTGAATTTTCATCATACTTCCAAGAGTATATACTGAAGCAAGAGTAGCTGTAGTGTTAGTTAAATTAAAATTGCCATTTGCGTCTGTAAAACCAGGTAGATAGCTATCAGCAGCTTGGTCTCGTGCTTGAGCTAAAACACTCTTTTCTCCTTTGTTTCCTCTTGGAAGAAGTCTCTTCTGATTTCTTTCTGCTAAAGCGTTATCTGCCGCCTCTTTTCCAAATTCATTTGCATTATATAAATAGTCATCTTTCATCCAGTCGGGCATATTTCCTGTGCCCTCTTCTATTACATACTCTCCTGTTTCGTCGTCCACCTCAAGGGTAGGTTTTCTTAGACGTTCACCGTGCAGATACTCATCTGTCCAAAAGCTTTCATCGCCACTCATTATGTCACCATAACCTGCATTCTGAAAAGCAGTGTAAGGGTTTTCTTCATAGCTTTTGATATAATACTGATCCTTCGTTTGCCAAGGTTCCAAAGCATGTTTTTCATCTATATAATAATGTTCTCCCTCTACTAGTCCTTGATCTTTTATTTTTTTTTCAAACTCATTTTCAAATTTACCTCCTATAGGTACCATAACATCTTGCTTAAACATAGACTGCTTAGGATCAAACCCGCGAGCTAGTCTACCTGACAAACCTTCTTCATTATACCAGTCAGCTCCTTCAATTGTATCAGCAATACCCGAACCCAGCTTCTGACCCCAAGTATTACCTGCTGCTTTTATTTTTCTAGCTTTTGCACTGTTGGCTGCTCCGTGTATTGACAGACCTGTGTAAGGATCAAATCTACCATCATTCGTTTTGAATGAAGCTATTTGTCCTAGTGCTTGAGTAATACCTTCACCGGCATAAGGTGCAACAAAAGGAAGAACATACGGAGCAACTTCAGCAAATTCTCTTGGAACCCAATCACCTATTTCATCGGTGACTCCGTATACCTTATCTTTAAAATCGTCCCAATCCATATTATTTACCCTGTCCCTGATCCCATGGGGATCTGTACTACTTTTACATGTATATCTTTGGCTTTATGAACGGACCAGTCTTGGCCACAATCGGAGCAGGTGCCTATCGCCTGTTCTTCTGAATCTACCTCATTCTCACAGTTTTTACAATAGATTCTCTCATGAACTTCTGGTCTAACTATTGGAACCTGTTTTCCCTCAATTGTAGTATAACCAAGAATTTTAGAGTCTTGTACTTTTTTCACGATGTTATCTCCAACACTGATAATATTACGTGTAATGCATTACCTCCACTTGCTGTTGCCTTTATAATATCACTATTTTCTAAAACCAGCGGAGCACTTAATACCTCATAAGCAGTATTTGCAGCTACTGATTTTGCATTTTCAATTTTAATATCTCCCCCAACACTCGCATCTGTATTAGTTAAGGTAATAGTAATAGCCCCTCCAGAATCATTACATACTCTAATTGACTTAACAATCGCTTGAACCGGTTTTTGTGGTGGTACAGTAGAAACATCTGCTGTTGGTACAGTATATACAACCGTTGGGTTAGTTGTGGTTAGATCAACACTTCTGTTTTTATATACATCACTCATGCTAAAAACCAAGTCCTTGCTGAAAGTTCATCTTTTACGTCCTGTTGATATGTAAAATTTAATTGTGTTATTATATTCTCTAATTCACGAATTAAAATATCTTGTTGTTGTCTATCAAACTCATCTTGAGGTAAGGGTAATCTAGTAATGTTAATTCTAGCCATTATCTTGCACCATCCGCTTTAACATCTAATCTCACGGTTCCAAATCTCCAGTTAGTATTTAATTCAGTACTAGAAATTTTTAAATTTGCTTGTCTTCCTCTTCCACGAACAGAGAAATATTTAGTTGTAGGTGTAGTAGTTGAAGTAAAAGATCTAGTACTAGTACTAGCGGGATAATTTGCAAATTCTATTTTAACAACAGTATTCCCAACTTGATTTTTAAAATCAGGAATAACCCTTGAACATAAGAATACCTGATCTCCTTCTTCAATATCAAAATCTCCTGAAGTTATATAAGATTCCATTGCACTTGAGTCATCATTAACTCCAGTTTCATGAGAATATAAAGTAGATGCCCCTGCTGTTAATCCTAAAATAGTGTGAGCAGTTGCATTTGCGTTTGCGACATACTTAGTACCATAAGGTTTAGGATAAACACCTCTATCAACCCAGGATGTTCTAGTAAAGCCATCATTAGTATACCATACATTTTCCATATAATTATAGGTAACACTTCTATCTAAATAGTCTTCACCCTCACTTGCATAGTACCAAGTCACTTCATTGAAATCTACGTTTACCCCTATACATATTTGATTGTACGCGGTTGAGTTAATATCATCGAACACATAATCTTGCACAGTACAATCTAATTTTTTAATTGCACCATCAAATTGATAAAATGCAGTTTGACTCATCCAAAAAGTAGTACCATTTACATCAGCAACACTATTAGCAGAAACAGCGCCACAGTTTGCTCCAACTTGGCTTAAACCAAATATAAAAGGAGGACCAATATTATTTAAAGCATGTAGAGCTGTGTCTGTCCAAACAAGAATCGATCCCCTTGATCTAACAGCCGTTACAATTTTAGAACCATCTTGAATCCTGAAAGAACCTGCAGAGTTAGTCGAAGTTGGCGCCCATGTGGTATAATCCTCTTGAGAAGAAAATCTTAAAAACAAGTCATCTTTCGTATTTGCTGATCCAATTGTTGTTTCTGTTCCAAATAAAAAAATATGTCTATCAGGAGAAGAAACTAAAACTTTTCTACTTGTGCTTGGAGCTTGAGATATTTTAACAGCTCTTGTTGAAGTGCCTACGGAAGCATCCCAACGATATAAAGAACCATCACTTCTAAGCGCAAGTAAGTCTTCTCCAAAAGTATCAAAAGACCAATAAGTAGCATCTAGAGTAACACTAGAAGATGTTCTTGGAGTGTTCCATGTTCCAGCGTTCCACGCTCCAGTACCCCATCCAAAACCATATTCTGATATTGCAGTGCCAACCGATATTTGATGCTTCGAGTTCCCCGTTCCACCTTGGGAACCAGCTGTGCCAGATGCATTGCTTGTATGAGTTACTTTATAGGTATTAGCATCGACAACCTCTGTAACTTCAAACTCAGCATTCATATCCAGTCCTTGAGCAGTTGAGAAAGAATCATAGGTTACAAAATCACCTTCGCTCCCTCCATGAGAAGTGTGTGTAACAGTAACTACAGGTGACCCACTTACCATTGCAAACGGACCGTTTAACGCGGCTTCAAGTCTAAGTGGTGTAATGTCGTAAAAACGACCTTCTATATAAACATATAACTTTCTATCAGTTCCTAAAGCTAAGTGTTTAGTCCCCTCTAAAGTAAGCCAAGCTAAAGATCCTCTAACAACTCCAACAATAGTTTCTGTAACTACAGTTGTCCAACCACCAATCTTTTCTGGCATTTGAGTTCTAAATCTAACATTCTTAGAATCAATCCATCCTCCCTCAGCACCATAAGTTGTGGTTTGCTTATCTATACCTGGATTAAACTGTGCTTTAATTAATCCCATTTTACGATCCTGGTTTAGTTGGCCATACTACTTTTCTAGCTTGCTCTACAGTAACTATTCCATCTGTAATATCTCTCAGCTCTTGTCTATATGTTTTCATTGCATCAGACATAGTTACATCAGACAAAGCATAAAAATCTGTTTCTTGTAATCTAGAATTTCTATCACTTCTAAGCAGAGTTAATTCAA